GTAGCAGTTGAAACACTAGTAACTACCAACATGGTTACACTAGCAGGCGAAGTTAAGAACTTTAATGTAACTAGAGATCAAGTAGAACAAATTGTTCGAAACAAAGTTAAAGAAATTGGCTACGATCAGAATGGATTTTCTTGGCACAAGTTAAAGTTATATAATGAAATACATGAACAAAGTGCAGACATTGCACTAGGTACAGACGACTTTGGTGCAGGTGATCAAGGGCTTATGTTTGGTTATGCTTGCAATCATACACATAGTATGATGCCTGCGCCTATTCATTACAGCCACAAGATACTAGAAAATTTAAAAACAAAGCGTGGCAATGTATTAGGTCCTGATGCTAAGAGTCAAGTAAGTGTTGAGTACAACGGTGCAAGACGTGAAGGTGTTATCAAACGCATTGATCAAATTGTTATAAGTACTCAGCACTCAGAAGGCTGTATAGAAGAAGCAAGACATTTGTGTAAACTAGCTGCAATGGAAGAACTTGGAGATTTAATTGATGAAAATACTGTGTGGCATCTCAACCCTACTGGCAATTTTGTTATTGGTGGGCCCGATGGTGATACCGGAGTTACAGGTCGTAAAATTATTGTTGATACTTACGGCGGTTTTGCTCCTCATGGCGGCGGCGCCTTTAGTGGTAAAGATCCTACAAAAGTAGATCGTAGTGCTGCATACATGGCAAGATGGTTAGCAAAGAATGTAGTAGCAGACGAAATGGCAGATTGGTGTAATATACAACTAAGCTATGCCATTGGTATTAAGCAGCCTACAAGCATTTACGTTGATTCAAACGGACACAATCGCAGTATCGAAAGATTTATACGTGACGAAATTGACCTAAGTCCAAAAGGAATCATTGACAGATTTGATTTATTCAACTATAATAGTTATAGCAACAATTGTACTTACGGACACTTTGGTGACAAAGACGTACCGTGGGAAAAAATAGGATGGTAATATGAAAAACTTTATTAAGAAATTAACAGGACAAGACAAAGTAGAAGCAAAGTTAGCTGAAGATGTTGCACAAGTAGAAGCTGAAAGATGGAACTTCTTAAACAACGTGATCCTAAAGACTATCACACACGCAAAAAAAGAGCCTTGGGTAAATGTTATCGATGTTAAAGTTAACGAAGAGAATGTGCGTAACGGATTCTTTGAACTTGACTGGAACAAATACTTTATCGCACAACTTGTCGAAGCAGGATATGGTGTTGATAACGATCCTGAAGAAGAGATTGTAGATAGATGGTTCCGTGACATTGTATATAACATGCTAGAAGAAGAAGGCGGAGACACAACTCGTGCCGCAGGACACATTAATGTTGTTCCTATTTCTAAAGGAAGAAGTGAAGTTTCATGAAGCTTATAACCATTAAAAGTATGCACCCTACTAATGAGTTTGCACCTTCGTGGAATATTCCAATGCACTTATCTCAGTGGGAAGATTATCAAAGTATTGACACACATTTTCATGGAACAGAGCATCGCTGTTATTTAAGTGGCAATATGCATTTAGATGAGTATCCAACAACAACAAATTATTACATACCGTATGATCATACTCTTATACATAAGTTTCCAAATACAGCTGGAGGATTAACAATGTTCCCAACGTACATGCCACACGGAGTAGATACATATACTGGAGAAGATGCCAGAGTCAGCATTGCGTTTGATTTGCATACGCAGATACCTCAACAACTTGTATCGATTCCATTTATGAATGATGAAATCTTTAATAGGTTGACATCTTCTTCTTAATGTGTTATAATATATTTAAATTAACACAATAAAAGGCAATACAATGGCAACTTATGTACTAGTAGACACAGCTAATACTTTCTTCCGCGCTCGGCATGTAGTACGTGGCGATATTGACACGAAGGTAGGCATGGCACTACATATCACACTTAACAGTATTAAAAAGGCTTGGAAAGACTTTAACGCAGATCATGTTGTGTTCTGCTTAGAAGGTCGTAGCTGGCGCAAGGACTATTACGAGCCTTACAAGCGTAATAGGCAAGTTGCTCGTGACAAGTTGACTGTACAAGAGAGTGAAGACGATAAAGCGTTTTGGGAGATCTTCGACGAGTTTAAGAACTTTGTTACAGACAAGACTAACTGTACTGTTATGCAACACAAGCAACTAGAAGCAGATGATCTTATTGCAGGTTGGGTACAAGCACACCCTGATGATCATTGTGTCATTATTAGTACAGACGGCGACTTTGCACAACTAGTAGGCCCTAACTGCACACAGTACAATGGTGTTGCTAATGTAACTATTACACCTAAAGGCTACTTTAACGACGACGGTTCGCCTGTTATTGAAAAGAAGACACAAGAGCGCAAGCCTGCGCCGCAGCCTGACTTTATGTTGTTTGAAAAGTGTATGCGTGGCGACACTAGTGATAACGTGTTTAGTGCTTATCCTGGTGTACGCAAGAAAGGTACTAAGAATAAAGTTGGACTTATTGAAGCATACGAAGACAAAGGCACTAAAGGCTACAACTGGAATAACATGATGCTGCAACGCTGGACTGATCACGAAGGCGTAGAACATCGTGTGCTAGATGATTACAATCGCAATGTTGTATTATGTGACTTGACTGCACAGCCTGCAGACATTAGAGAGATTATCGATACAACTATTGCAGAACATGCAACTCCTAAAGACATTAGTCAAGTAGGCTTGCGTCTTATGAAGTTCTGTGCAAAGTGGGATATGCAACGTATTGCAGACCAGGCACAGGCTTATGCAGAACCATTACAAGCGAGGTACCCAGCATGACATTAAAAGCAAAACCAGTATTAAAAGATAAGTTTTGGATTGTTGAAAATGACAGTAACGAACGTATAGGCACAATGGCATGGAACGATGATCGTTATTTGTTTAGTAGCGGAATAGAAACATGCTTTTTTGATAACAAGCGTCAAATGAAACAAAAGTTTGGAGTGGATATCATTTGGACAGAACACAGTGAGCAAGTGCAAGAAGATACTACTAAACATAGTGTAGTGCATGGATTTCCTACTAGCGTAAGTCCTTATAATACAATGTATGATGTAGTACGCAAGCTTCCGTTGTTTACTAAGTCAAACAAGTCAAAAGTGCATACTGTGCAGGCTACTACATTATTGAGTTTGAAAAGGCTGGGTTAAGAGTTTTTGTCCTAAGTTAATCACAATCGAACGTTATAACTCTAAAGGCCCATTTAAAACAGAAATAGAAATGAGATCGGAGCTTCGTCGTGCCAAACATTGAGCCATTGAATACTATACCTTTACAACAGTTTTTAAATGCTGTAAAGGCTGCTGAAGCTAGTAGAGCTCCTAACGTTACACTAGATATGAATACAGCTAAAAACTTAGCGTTTACATTAGGTGCTGTTATGAGTCGCTTACATGGTGACCTTGAACTATTAGTTGCGCAGTCTAACAACAGCGACGATGAAGTTATTCAGATTAATTTAGATGGCGGTTCTAAGTTTTAAGTACGTAGATAACTTTTCAAAAAGATAAATATATGCGTAGTTAATTAAAAGGAATTACGCATATGAGTAGGCCAAAGCCAACAGTTATATTAGAAAATATAAACAATAAAACCTATAAGAGCGAGCAAGTTCTAGAAGCTGACGCTATATGGGCAGTATTTCATCAAGAAAAGCCATTTAATCTTAAAAGTGCAAATGCGCTTACTAATTACCCTGGTCCTAAATATAAGAAGACTAGCTTTAGTAATCCAGGTCATGCACATAATCTTGCTAAAAAGTTAAACGAACTGTTTAGATGTGAAGACTTTTCAGTATATAAACTTACTTCGGGCGAAGTAGTTACTGAAGTATGAACTGGAAAGAGACATATACTAAGCTCTTTCTGAAAGAACTTGGCAAAAGTACAAACGAAACAGCCGTAAAAGAGTATATGCCACTTTGGTGGAAAAACAACAGAGACAAAAACTCAGGCGGCTTGCGACTAACAGAGATGGGGTTTGATATGCTAACCTTAATAGAATTGGCAACATATGACATACCATATCCAAGAGATGTACCATTATCTACCCAAGTTATTATCCACCTCGA